AGCAGTGTCAAATTGTTCGCCATTATAGTATATATATATATATATATTTTATGAATAAGAAAATATAAAAAGACTATAATGACAGACCAAGCACATTTACTCCGTTTGTGTCAAGAGATTGCAAGCATGGTTCCTTCTCATAAGTTACCCGACACGGCCACTCCTCAATTCACACAATTTATAAAGGATTTAAGAGAAAAAGTAAAAGAACACGAAATAAATTCAATTATCCGAGCTTATAATTATTTTAACTACCTTATGGGTATTGGACAGGAAGTAGACGATACCTCCGGTTCAAACGATTTAAATGATTCAAATGATTCAAATGATTCAATAGAAGACGGTGCGGTGTCCAAGAAAAAACGCAGGTCAAATGAGCCTAATGAGACAAAAAGTGAGCCAAAAGACGAACCTCCGGATACGGAATCGGAAGACCTGATACAATTATTACTAAACTTGACTGAAGAAAACGAAGTCAATGAAGGCGAGGCCAAGGAAGGCGTAGGCAAAGTCAAGGAAGGTGTAGGCGAGGCCAAGGAAGGTGTAGGCGAGGCCAAGGAAGGTGTAGGCGAGGCCAAGGAAGGCGAGGCCAAGGAAGGTGTAGGCGAGGCCAAGGAAGGCGACACTGTGTAGTTTCCTAAACTCCTGGTTTTCTCCAAGGATGTCCTGCAAAAAATTTTTGAACAGGATAGGTCACGGCTTCATTCTGATTATTTTTTATCACAACATTACTATATTGTCCATACCAATTTAAAAAAGTTTCGTATTTGGTTTCAAAATTTAATCGGGCCAAATCCAATTCTGAAATGGAATCTGGATTCTGATTTTTATAAGCGACCACACCATAGGCAGAAGCTTCATCGTATTGAAACTCATTGGCCGTCCTTGATTTTACAATCGGTTTCGCAATTTTTAATTGGGCGACTTGGTTTTTCAGAAAGTCAGTATAACTATCCCCCACTTCGTCATTTGTAAAAGGTTCTTTTCCCAATGTATTTCCCATTAGATAGATTCTACATTTTTTATTTCTTATTTCTTACCCTTCGCCTTACCCGTCTTTTTACGTTCTACAGAGGCCTTCTTTAAAACCTGCTTAAAGGTCAATGCAGGGTTTGCCTTTTTCACTTTCATAACAAACAAGTTCCACTCGCTCAACTTTCGGGTACGCTTTCGGGTTGTTCTACGCATATAAAATAGAACAATATATTTTTCTAAAGAAAGTATAGATGTATTTAGTTTTATTTGGTTCGGTTGCGTTACTTTGTTTTATTCTCATGATGATACTAGAACAAACGTTTTTACTTTCGGTTTTAGTCAGTATCCTTGGCGCTCTTTTAATCTCGGGTTCTTTTTTAAGTATAAACCATCAAGTTTAATTCTCTTTCTAACATAATGTCCTGTTCTATTATCATACCCACGTATAATAGAAAGAAGTTTGAAAAACTCATAGAATTCAATATCAAGTCACAGACCTATAAACACATTCTGGAAGTCGTCATTGGAGACGACGGCGTAGATACCCAACGATTGGAACTGGATATACCCTATCCGATTGTATACCTTCGCTGTCCAAGGATGAGTATAGGTGAAAAGCGTAACTTATTGGCGGAAAGAGCCAAAGGTGAATTTATCGCCCATATGGACTCGGATGATATTTACTTTCCTTCGTATATTGAGTCTTCTATCCAACTCATGCAATCCAAAAAAAAGAACGCCGCCGGTACAAGCGACATGGTTTTTTTGTTCAAGGATGGGCATGCAGGGTGTATGCGAAATCTATTGTTAAGTATGGCGAATGAAGCAACCCTTGTTTATAAAAAAACATTCTGGGAACAGGGCAAGTTCAGTACTGCCCAGACCAACGAAGGTATTGCGTTTCTACAAGGACGTCATTGGGAAGTAGGTCATTCTTGTATACAAAAACTAATGATTTGTCTCTGTCATCAAGAAAATACCGTGGATAAAAATGTGTGGAGAAAACCGGACGCCATTCAACTACCTGACTATACCGCTTATTATCCTTTCTTGAAAGACATGGGGTTTGCGATAAAAGAATAGAGTAAAAATATAGAAATAGGGTATGTACGTGGTTTCTTTCCATTCTATCTTTAATGAAAATGCGATTCTATTGTCCAAGCGAATGAAAATCCCTTTTATTACGGAATTTAATCCACAAGATGGAGACATTATTATTGTCTTTGGAATACACGAACAAGCGGATAAAATGTATTTTATTCAATCCGCGAAAAAAATTCATTACATTATCTTACAGACCGAACAGTTTCCTAGTAAAGTATTTGACAACAAATATTACATGGAACTCATTCAACAGAATCCGCTTTTGGATTGGAGTAGATATAACGTGGAACGTCTGAAAACGAAGTTAGAACTTAAGATTTATTCCTTGTATTTTTACGATTTTATCACTCCCGAAACACCTGATTGGGAGTCACGTCCGATTGACTTTTTCTTTTGCGGTGCTGCAAATGAAGAGAGAAAATTATTGTTGGAGACGTTTCAGAAAGAAAATCCAACGGCACGAATAGAGATTGACTTGAGCTATTCGTTTGTGAATCCCTTACTTTTACTGGATAAGCTAAAACAAGTAAAATATGTACTGAACATTCCCTATTATCAAGACAATGCTTTGGAGACCCATCGTATCAACCGGGCATTGTCCGCAGGATGCGAAGTCGTGAGTCTTTATTCCAAAGACGCTTATTTGAATAAACAATACAGTCCGTATGTTCATTTTGTCAAGCACCTCAGCGATTTTACCTTTTTGTTAGAGATTGAACGAAAGGGGGATTATGCGGCGTTGCTGGAAGATTTTGGATTGAAAGCCATTGAATCTAATATACGAGGGATTCTATTTGCTGAAAAAACCTTGACCAAGCCCATTGTGGTTACCGAAACTACGGATTTTATGACTTTGCTAAAAGAAAAAAAATTGAAGGAAATGAAAAAGCTTACTGTTTAGGAAAAAGAGGATGGCGATTCATCGTTTCAAATGTTCGGTTGAACTGAACCAGGCGATTATTCAATTCTCTAACATGCATAAATTTGACGACAGTGAGCTTTTGGATATACAATTCAAAGAATGGCGGAATAGTCCAGCTATCCATTCTATCGTGGAAAGTGAAAGAAACTTTCTTTCTCGTCATCATTACGAAACCGACATTGATGTAAAAATATTCAAAAGTATTAAGTATTATTACATCAAGAAATTTCTCAAGCCTGAAGTGGTCAAAGAGAAAAAGACTCGCAATCACCAACTCGTGCCGAAAGACTTGAAAGAAGCGATTCAAGCCGATTTGGAAAAAAGATTTACGGAGTCTTCTACCTTTAAGCCTTCGGACACGTTTGAACGTTTTGACATCTCGGGTTATTCTATTCCTCCAGAATCCATCAAAAAATGTTACAAAAATCAATACTATCAAATGAAACAGAAAAAATATGCACCTACTCTAGATGCCTAATCATTTTTTAGCAGCGGGTGTTTATGGATGCGTCTATTACCCAGGATATACTTGTCAAGGGACAAATATGAAAAAGAATAAAAAATGGGTATCCAAGCTTACGGATAGAACTGACAAATCCGATTCGGAAGTTGAAATTGGAAAACGATTGAAAAAGTTTCCTGGTTCCGAAGACCATTTTATTTTAGTGCAGCGTGACTGTACTATTCACTACAAGTCACTGGACCAGATGAAACAAGGATGTGAGATTGTAAAAAAAAATAAATCGTACATACTCTTGTATTCACAATTTTTGCCTTCTATGGAATTTTATAAATATTTACAAATCAATACGCTTATCATTCGTATGTTTAGGTGTTATTACCAACTGTATGAAAAAATTTCCATACTGATAAAAAACAAAATTGTACATCATGACCTTCATTTTTCCAACATTCTTTATGCGACCGAAACCGGAAAACTTTACATCATTGATTTTGGTCTGTCCATGATGGTGGACCGATTTCATGAGGAACGCTACTTATCCTCTGTTTTTTCACGATACCTTCCGGAATGGGCATGGTATACGATAGAAATTCATTTGGTCTCTTTTATGATAGAATATGGTTCGCTTAGTGAAAAAGCGGTTCATCAAACCATTGATAGATATTTGGAAAAACATTCCGTCTTTGTACTCTTACCCGAGTTACGCATGCAGTTTAAACGAGATGCACAGGACTATTTTTTACCTTTGGTAGATTGGAACACAAAAGAGTGTATAGACCATTTATTGTCTTTTTGGAATACATGGGACTATTATGAACTATCTTTACGATTTTTACATGTTTACATGGAAAATAAAATGAATTATCCCGAGTTTTATAAAAACTTGGCGAATCTGATACAAGCAAATCCAGAGAAAAGACCTCAGGTGTTGCCGATTTACAATACCATACAATCGTTTGATGTCACCAATAGTCTTACAAAATATAATAGCCTAGACGTGAAAGTGGTTACAGAGTCCTTTAAAAAAAATTGATAGGATTTAAATACTTTCTTTTCCTTGTATACTTAGCAAGATGGTGAAGAATTTGACTGGAGGCAAAAAAAGCAAACAGATGAGCAGCAAGTCTACCTTTACTACAAACAAGACCGTACTCTCCTCTTCCGAGTCTGAGTTGTACGGGATTGTGGTAAAGATGATGGGAGGCAAAATTTGCGAAGTAAAATGTCAAGACAACGTGGTTCGTCTGTGTCATATTCGCGGCGCTTTTAGCGGGAAGAACAAAGGGTCTAATTTTATCAAATCGGGCATGTGGGTTTTGGTCGGTCTGCGTGACTGGTCTACTCAGAAAAATCATTGTGACTTAATGGTTCTTTATACGGACCGAGAGAAGGATAAGATTTTGCAGTCCGGAGACATGAATATTTTACAAAAAGAAGAACATCGCCTGAACCAGACCGACCCCGAATGCGTGGACATGGTCATTACGGATATTGATTTTGAAGATATCTAATGAGCTTTCAAGGTACTACGTTTTCCAATAATTTCGCATCTTTTTGTTTTTCTTTGTTGTTCACACCCCAAGAATACAAACAGGGAATTGTGGTGTTGAAACAGTTCTGGACTTGGATTAAAATGGATGGGTTCTACCTGACTATGACTGTGAAAATACTGCCCGGATTGTGTAGCAAAAGAAACCAAATCTTTTTCGTCAAAGCGGAAACTATAAATACCGGAGACATGGTAACGGCGCCCGCCTTCGGTACGATTTTTCACAATTTCGTCTGTGATAACGTCACGCGGCAACAATCCTTTGGGTTTTAATTCCACCACTATTTTTTTGTATTGCTCACAATTTCCTTGTAATACATAAAAAAAATAAACATTTACAAATTTATTGTCAACGCATTCAAAATAGTCGTCTTGGCATAAAGCCTTTAATTTGTTGATTTCTTCTAGATTTGGAACTTCTTTAGACCCAGGTAAATTCATTATGTAAATAAGATAAATTAAATCTCGGGTTCAAACTCATCTTCCTCCTCTTCGTCCGTAATGAGTTCTTCTTCTTCTTCCACTTCTTCTTCCGATTCTGAATCGGACCATTCTTCCGGAGATTCGTAATGGGGGTCGTATTCTCTACGAAGGTCTTGACTTTTCTGAAGCCGTTCACTCAGCTTACGCAGGTGATTTTCTTGAAAAGATTCCTCTTTCCATTTCTCCTCTGCTTCACGTTCTTCCGGCGTCAGACTGTCTATCATTCCTTTTTTAGTGAGGAGAACCGTACCCCACTTGAGTTTCTTGACCCGGTTCTTTTTCTTTATTGCATTCTTAAACAAAGATGCAAAATTCAGTTTGACTTTGGTATCCTTGACGTTGGTATCCTTCACGACAGAAGGTGTAAGTTCTGGAAATTCATCCTTTTGTGGATTTACATGCTTTACAGGCTTCGCATCAGCCTTGGCTACAACCTTGGCTAAGCGCTTTTGGGGAGGCACATAAGACATGATACTTCTACTTTTACTACAAGATTAGTATTTAAGTCAGAATCAATTTTATTTTATTAGGGTATGGAGGAGGTCAACAAGGCCATGATGAAACAATATCCGATACAAGACATGACCGAAAAAGCCTTTGTTTTCCCAAAAGACCCAGAAGTTGTCTTAAAACAGCTTTTGTTTTTGTTACA